CCTTGATCGGATCATGCGAGTACGACTTCCATCGTACCCGTTTGTGACGGTTAAGGGTGTTTCTCTAAGAAGCGCGCCTAGACCAGTTGCTCTTGTAGCTGGTGCTAGACGGTCTCCAAAGAGAGTCCCTAGTCGTCGAATGTCTCGTCACACCACACAGATGTGGAAGTCTATGTGGTGTGCTCTTATCTCGTCCGGGGTGGGAACACGTGCTGGTTCGTGGATGGTTCGCCGTTGGCTCAGTCGTTCCATTGAGCGTAACGGTTGGTTGGAGGTTGCAAGGGGTCTGAAGGACCTTTGCGGGGAACTCCGCGCATCTGCTCTCGAGCAGAGGCGTGCCCGTCTGCCTCCTTGCCATCCATTCCCGAAACAGATTCTTCGCTGGCTTGATTGCTCGCTCAGTGTAAAGGGCAAGCTTGCCTTCAGCAGGCTTGCACGCGCACTTCCATGCGCTAATGAGCGAGTACAGCAAGAATCCGTAACACAGCACGCCCGCATGCTCAGCAGCAGACACGTGACTCCTCAATTTCTCCTTGAGGACATCAAGAATCACGTCTACACACTGTTGCGGGGCAAGTTCCCACCAATGAAATCGTACACCCTGCCTTCTTCGTCTAGCGCTACGGTCGAAGCCGGGCGGGCCGTCGGAGGGTTCAATCATGTCGTGCAAAGTCTTGCCAAGCCCGCTTGGCGAGAAGTTGCAGCTGGACGCGCGCGGGGTGGAGGCCCCGGCTCCAGTGGAGAGATTGAACGTTCCAGGCTCGCCGCTGACTTCGAGCGTAGACTGAGTAAGCGATTGCGAGGCGACAAGTTTCACACATACCCCACCGTTGTAAGTGCGGAGAGGAACGCTTGCGCTGCGACGTGCAAGTTGCTCCGGGACTCCGTAGGGGTTCGTGTGGTTCATGCCGCGACTGTGATCGCTGAACTCGGGATGAAGGCAAGGGTGATTACCGTTCCACCTGCTGCGTGTTTCGCACGAGGGGATCTTTGTCGACAGATCCTCTGGCCTGTGCTCCTCCGTAATGTCCCACAGATCCTTCCATATGCACCGCATACGGAAGAGGGTATTCTCGCGAGAGTGTACGGGGGCTTCATCGAAGGTAAGGTCTTCCTTTCGGCTGACCTCACCTGTGCGACGGACGGGTTTGGACATGATGCGATTCTTGCGGTCATTAAAGGCCTCAAGTTGGCTGGCTTCCCAGGCCATCTTGTGGCTGAACTCCAAGAGTCCCTTGGAGTGGCGCAAGAACCACATTATGTCCGCTACCGTCTTGACCAGATGTTGCCGGAAACAGCAGCAGAGTTTGGAAAACGTTATGGTGTGATTAAGGAGGGCGGGAAGCACTTCGTTGAAGTGCCTAAGACTCGAGGTTCCCTTATGGGAACTCCTTGTTCGTTCTCGATTCTTAGCCTCCTTAATCACTGGATGAGCGCCCGACTTGGTTCCCACCGGATCATCTGCGGAGATGATCTGGCAGCAGTCACTCATCCGGATAACGTTTCTTCCTACTCGCAGAGAGCCTCTGCCGTAGGAAGCAAACTTCATGAGCAAAAGTCGTTCCGGTCTAAGATAGGCTTCGTGTTCTGCGAAGCTTATGCCCTCAAGAACCGTGAGGGTACCGGAGTGGTCTCTTTCAGGCCACCTTCGCTCAAGGAGTTTGTCCGGAACGGTAACGGGGTTATGACTCAGGATTCTGTGGACTCTTCTTCGTTCAACCGTTTGGCTCGGTGCGCCCGTACGTACTACAAGCGGCAGCGGCTCAATGCGGCGAAGAAGCAGAGACCAGCTGAGCTTCCCGCAGTGCTTGGTGGTCTTGGCCACCCATGCAAGGGACGCCTCCGCGTCCCGATCTGGTGCCGCAAGGCACTGTGGGAGCTGCTTCTCTGTGAGAATCCTGATCACGGAGGTTGTCATAACCCCTACGATTTCATTCGAACCATTTCTGTACCTGCTATCCCCACGGCAAGGGGAGAGCATAAGAAGAAGTCTCTGATCCTGAAGGAATGGATGCGCGGTCATTTCATCCCGAAGGATGACATCAGGGTCGGAGACGACTTCCTCACCAATAGGGAAATTGACACGTACACCGCGGTATGTGCCAATACTACTTATCTTGCAACTGGTGGGAGGTTCAGAAAGGTTCGACCGAACGAGATAAGAGTAGGCAAACAGTCTTGGCCTAAGCCTCTCGACACTTGCCGAGGGGAAATCTTGAGCACTCACACAAGGATCCGTACAGTCCTTGAGTGGCTCAGGAGAGCTCAGTGTGAGTTCGGTCAACTGTTGCCTGACGAGTTTTCGGCGCATATCCGGCGTAAGATATGCGCCTACCGGAATGGTGACATTCCGGGAGATGTCAG